GTTTTGATTGCCTAGTTCTTCACTGTCAGTAATGAGGACATTGATAGCACTATCCATCAATTCCTTAATCTTGATACCAGCGTAGTTGTTCCAGACTTGCGGTTCAAATAGTGATTCAACAATAGACTTTCCACACGCTCGTCCCTTAGAGCGCACCTGGTCTATCTTTAATGCCTTGAATACATCCTTGAGTGGCTTGTCTCCTCCCTTGTAGAGCGTTATACCAGCCTTCTGGCCGTTGGCATCGTGATAGTAGGCAACTATGTGCATCTGGTCTGAATACTCACCGTGTACGCCATTTTCAAGCCAACTATCGGGTAAGTTTCCACGTAGTTCAAATACTTCAATATACTTTCCGGGAGTTTTGGCTGGTTCATCGTTAGCAATCCCCACTTTCTTTTCTTGAGCTGATTCACGAATAGCAAAGTCAATCATATCAGCGTTCCACTTGCCTTTCATACCTATCAATTCAGCAGTGGTGTATTGGTGACGAATACAGATTGGACCAGCAAGAACATCTGTCTGGTCACAAAAAGCTAGAGTAGTGAGGTCAACAACTTCTGGTTTGACGTTCTTAATGTCTTTAACTAGCACCAAATCGTAAATGATACTCGTCTCGACCACTTCATCAATAAAAGTGTCTAGTTCATTTTTCCTTGCCCATTGTGGGTGATACTTTTTGATTAGAAAAGACTTGTAGAAGTTCTGTGCGTCGTTTACATACGGCACAATGTCTTTGACATCAAAACCTTCACTACGAAAAGCGACGTTAATGATAGGAGTAACAATGTCATTGTATGGTCTGTTACCATCATTTTTTCCTGAGTGGAACCAGCCGTTGGATACGTTCTTACAACGTTGAATATGTTCATACATCAACCACTCTTTAGAGTTAGTAATTGGAATTGGTACAGTCTTCCAGTTGTTACTCTCGGTTGTGATATACGAGAAGACATCTTTTTGGTCTAATGATTCAGCCATATTATTGCAATGATAAATTATTTATGAAAACTTGTCTGTGAAAAGCGTCACTGAAAATTCTTTTAGCTTGTGTCAGCAACACTCTCCGCTCCACTAATTGTTTGCCGTTCTTTACCGTCACATACATTTCAGTATGAAGTTGAGTTGGTTTTACTTCTTCAATCGCAAGGGCAATATCATCTGTCTTTGCTTTGATAGTCTCACCATTAAACTTAAACGCCACTGAATACTTTTTTGACATTAATATATTATAACATTAAATTGCGGGATTGTTGTCAACTCCATCACTACTCCGAAGTGTCATTGGTTTTTTATAAGGCGGTCTGGCGTGTGGTAGTTGCATTGATAATGAATCAATCACATCATCGTGTTGACCATTTGGGAATACACGCATTTCATCTAATAACTCGGCATTGTCTCCAACAAGAAAAATGCTTTTACTCTCCCATCGTGGAATTAAACCACGAATACGTGTCTCTTTTTTAGTGCCTTGATGTTTGACTGGAGTAATTGTAAAGAATTTACTACGCTTCCTCATCTCATCTTCAATAAACGGCTGGATTGCCATTGTAAAGGTTGTTTCTTCAAGCCCGATAAAAAGAGGATTGTATTTTTCTTTGATAAAGAATAGATGGTCAATCAATTCTTTGCTGTTACATTTTAGCCGATAAGTAGTAATAAACCATTTGTTTTGGCTTGAAACTCTATTGATTGTAATACCTGTGAAGTCTGCCTTTTCTTTTTCTGAAACCGCACTATCGATAGTCACATAACAAGCCGTGTCTATTTTTGCTAGGCTCGTTTCAACTTCCATCTGAATATATTGTTTTTTAAACTCCGCCATCATTTCATCAATAGGTTGATTCATCATCTCATAACTAAAAACCAGTGAGCCTAGTTGTATACGTTTGCTTTCAATAGATACCTTACCAGTCTCTCCGACTTCGCTATCTTCCATACAATACTTTGCTTCCCAAGCTGGCTTACCGTTTATGACTACTGGAATATTTCGCACTCGAATCTTGTCATCTTTTTTTGCTCTCTCAAATAGATTATTGATATTACCAGATTCGGTAATGTAGTTTCCGAGATAAAGCATAAAACCATCAACACTCATTCCAGCCATTGCTTCTGAAATATGGTCTGCTACTTGTTTGGTGTAGGCTTGCGAATCTTTTGTTTTGTTAGTTTCAATATCATCAAGAATAAGGCAGTCTGGTCTTTGGTTAAGGTGGAGCCGACCACGCACTGATTCTTGAGTACTGTGTGCTTCAACTCGAATACCGTTTTCTGTCACGAAATTACTAATGCGGTTTTGCTTAATCTCATCTATACCACGAGACTTTGCAAACAAAACTCCGAAGTCGGCTTGTAATCTTTTATTGTTTACCATCTCAAACGCCACATCAAATAAAATGCGTTCGGCGTTTTCTTTATCAAAAGAGTCTACGTTTATATAAGTTCGTTTTTTAAATGCAATCATCCAAACTACAAATAACTTAGATATAGAAGTTTTACCTGATTCACGAAAAGCAATCCACGCTACCTCTCTAATTTTATTATCTACCAAGTCGTGACAATCAGAAAAAAAGTCATAATGATAATCAGCTAGTTGATATTTAAAATAATGATTAAAATAATATATGCAAAATAACCCAAAACTATGCTCAGCTAAAAAGACACGTTCTTCTTTGGTGCCTGTTAGCATTTTTTCTAAAGCTTGTTTGGTCATTTCAATAACGAAAGTAAGGCTGATTGTTGCTCTTTAGTAAAATCGTTTGTTTCTATTTTACCATCAAGCTTATGGTCTATCGACTGTATCGGTTTCCCATGAATTCTATCCAGCGTATCAGTATAGAACCGTGTGTCACCATTAAAGCCTTTACGAATAGCTTGCTCGACTAGTTGTATCTCAAACTCATCGGCTGTTATATCCTTACTTTTGGCTATCTTTTCAATAGCTTCACGATAAATGGTTGCAAAGTTACGTTGACCTTTTGGTCTACCATTAGGGTTACCAGTCTCGCCCTCTTTCCACTTGCGTTTTTCAAATTCCGTGTTTTTTACCGTGTTTTCTTTTCCCATACAATAGTTTCTCCGTTTCGTCTAATTATAGCATTACCTGTGTAATCTACATAGCGTTGTACTATTACATCAACGTATTTGCCGTCTAGCTCCATACCGTAGCAGATACGACCAGTCTTCTCTGCTGCTATGAGAGTAGAGCCTGAGCCGAGGAATAGGTCCATCACAATATCTTCATTCTTGCTGGAGTTCTTGATTGCCCTTTGCATTAGATTGACAGGTTTTTGAGTTGGATGTCCGACTGCCTCATTTGCATTTTTGCTTCCCATGAAGTTTCTTACACTATCTTCATTCCAAACATCAACATCCTTATCCACTTTGTAGAATGAACCACTACCAGCAAATAGAATATCCTCGTGCATCCTGTTGTAGAGTTTCCCTTGTCCATAAAGGTTCTTGACCCATACTATCTTTTCATATAATTCAAGTCCGAGCTTCTCTATCTCTAAGTGAAAGAATGATAAACATCTAAAGTTTCCACATATATACCAATTCTCTTTTTTAGAAAAGGCATACATATTTGTGACAGCATCTACAAAAACTTTCTTGAAATTATCATCATCATTCTTTATGTCAAAGTTCATCCCATACGGAGGGTCAGTAAACACCATATCCGCTTTCTTCCCGTCCATAAGCCTCTCCACATCCTCTAGCTTCGTACTATCTCCACACAACACCCTATGCTGTCCCAACTCATACAAATCCCCTAACTTACTCTGTGGCTCCTCAGGTACATCTGGCACTTCATCATCAGCCTCATTCGACTCAATCAGTAAGTCAATGTCATAACCTGTAAGCGGTGCAAGTTCCTCAAGCTCTTTCAGTTCCTCAAGCACTAGCCCCATATCAACATCAGTCTCCGCTAGTTTGTTATCAGCTAAACGGTAGGCTTTCTCTTGTTGTTCAGTCAGTGGAGTAGTCTCAGCTTCACCCATTATAGTTTGACCTTTATCATCTATCACCCAAGGCTCTTTTAAATCTTTGTTCTGTTGGTACGTTTCCCAGCGACCATGACCAGCAACTATTATGCCTTGTTGATTCACTAGAATAGGTTGTCTCCATCCCACTTCTTTTACTATTGCAGCTAGTTGGTCTATTTGCTTTTGTGGGTGCTTTTTGGCGTTTTTGGCGTATGGTTGTATATACATATTAAATTACCTATTCCATCAAAGAGGTTCTGCCCCTCTCACTCCCTTTCTAAATAAGCAAACAAAGAGCTGGGAGTTCCTGCCGTGTGTGGCTTGATGGGTGCGACTTAAATACTATAACATTTTCTTTTTTGGTCTACCACCTTTTTTACCATTTTCAGCAGAAGACTTTGCTTTTTTTTCAGTCTTAATACTGCCAAGGGCAACTGCTGATCTGTTTTTTTCAGAAATGGTATTTGTTTTTGCGAAAAACTTTGCCTCAGCGACAGTGTCAAAAGAATTTAATAATTCCCCCTTCAAGTCGTTCGAAAAACTAATGCCATCAGATTGAGATTTCATTTTATAAACTCCAATTTTTTCACTGTTGAGTAAAACCTCTAAATACTTTCCATTGTAAAAAACCATATTATTTTGCAAAAATTACAACTCCAGTTTTTAATGATTTTACATATAGTTTATAACTCGCTACTGAAACTCGTGAAGCACAGTTTGAACCGTTTTCGTAAGGCAGAACAACTTCTTTTACAATCTCACCAGCCTTTATAATTTCACCAGTCAAAGCGTCTTTTATATCAAATGAAAATGTTTGTGACTTAATTTTACAAAATGCGTGTCGGTTTTCAAAAAGGTTTTGAGCTAATGTCTTTGTTGCTTCGATTTTTTCCACGGCTGATACTAGGTTTAATGCAATTCGTTCTGTTGTTGAAGTTCTCATATAATTTGCTTATTTGTTTTTGTAATGTAATTATTTTAACTAAACGCTAGGTTATATGCAAGTATCAATCATAGTTACACCTGTGGATAGTCATTTTGTCAAATAAAAAAATGTGTGTAGAGCTTGATGGGTGCGACTTAAATGCTATAACACATCATCAACCCCGTACTCATAATCAGGATTGTATAGTTCAGTTTGTGCTTTCTTAAGTAACATCTTGGCTCTAAAAAGTTCTAACACTCGGCGTTGTAGTTCTTTCATATACTCAAAATCCACTTA